GCCGGCGGCGGTAGGCGTAAGCGTTGGCCGCGTTGACGGCCGTGGTGATGAAAGCCGTGTCATTGGCCGTTGCCGATGCGATGCCCAGCCACGCCACAACGTCAGCGTCGGTAATCCACGTTGCCGTGGTCGTCCAGGTGAGCGTTCCGTCAACTGCTCCACGCGCAATGTCAGCGTGCGTCTTGGGCATAAGCAGCTGGTTGAGGATGGTGACGTTTGGGTCAAACAGCCAGTCGCCCTCGTCGTCCACGCCCAAGAAGAGAAACGTAGGTACATCCTCCACGGTGTAGGTGCCGTTTAGCGTGGCACCTAGCCCCGCAAGCGTGACCGACTGCCCGGTTCCAATGTCAGTCCCCTCCAAGGTCTGGACGACCAGGTAGTTGTCAGTAACCTGACGGTGGGTGATTGCAAAGGTAGCCATGGCAGTCGGTCAGCTCAGAGGGATCAGACGAACGCGGCCTTGACGAACTTGTCCGCGTCGATCATCAGGGTGGCAAAGTAGCCACGGAACGCCAGCGTGGTGCTCAGCTGCGCCGGGTTGCTCGCCTGAATGGCGCCCTTCTGCTGCTCGTAAATCTCGAACCCGCTCGCGTCACCGACGATCAGCGTCTGGCTCGGGAAGTTGCGGTCGACCACCACGCTCAGACCGAAAGCGTTGCCCGAGTCGCTGCCCGGGGTCAGGTTGCCGAATGCGTTCATCGGGCCAACCTGCGGGAACAGCGGGCGGTCAGAGGTGTCCGAAAGCCCGATCAGGTCCTGCCAGATTCCCGGGTGAAGGAACAGGTGAGTCGGAAGGTTGCCGTTGGACCCGCTCAGAATGTCCTTGGCCGCCTCGGCAATCCACGACGCCCAGTACGACGGGTCACCCGCGCTGGCGGCCGTGAAGCTGTTGGTGTTGGTCGTGCCAGCCGCCAGGGCGTCAGCCGCCACGTTGTCCGTGGTGTTGGCGTAAATGCGGCCCATGTCGTCAAGAATGACGCTGAGAATGGCCGGGTCGGTGAAGTCGACCGTCTGCTCAGAGAGCTCGACGTAGCCGCCGTAGGTCTTCTTGGTCACCTGGTTGTCAGTCACGACCAACGTTCCGGCCGTCAGGTCGGTGTTCTGAGTCGTCTGCTCACCCATGCTGGTGTGGGTCGTCACCTCGGGGCGAATGAACACCTTGCCGCCACCGGGCATCGCCCGCGTGCCGATAGCGTCCACCACGGGCCGCCGGCCGATGAAGTTGTTGTAGACCGGCCCGAGAATGGGCTCGGGCAGGATTCCCGGCACATCGCCAGTCACGACGTCAGGCGCAGCAGCGCGAACGCGCATCTGCATCTTGTCGAACTCAGCGCCACCCTTGAGGTACGCGCTCAGGTAATCCACGGCGGTCGGCATCTCAGCCTTCTGCGCGTAGATAATCGGGTTAGTCGGGATGGTGGCCTCGGCCTCGATGGGCTCGGCCTCGATCTTGGCCTCGGACATTTCCTTATGCTCCTGCTCGGTGTTTTCGGTGTCCTGCTCCTGCTGCTCGTCACCCGGGTCGGGGACGGTTGCGGCTACCTGAGTGATAACCGCTTCCTTGAACGCCGGAACGGCGACCAAAGAGAGCTCGACCAGCGCCGCCTCAGTGACGGTCATAACCCCTTCAGGGTTGGTCGTAAACTTGATGGGGTGCGCGCCCACGCTGACGGCGTCATACGCGCCGGCCTTCAGCAGCGCCACGGCGTCACGGCTTGCCCTGGTGTCGGCAAGGGTGGCTTCGAACTCCAGCCCCTCATTGCCGTCAACCAGAGTGTCGACCACGCCGCGCAGCTGGGTGAGGTCATGGTTCTCGATCAGCTTGGCGGGCTTCTGGTCAACATCGAACGCGCCACGGGCAAACCTCACCTGCTGGCCGTCTGAAACCGTCGCCACGGTGTCCCAGGGCACGGCGATCCCCGCAATGCGGGCGGGGCGCTCGGCGTCCCCGGCCTCGGCGGTGATAAGCGTGCTATCGGCGTTGAATCGAATCATGTGTCCTGCTCCACGGTGTCGATTGGCATTTCGGCCGGCATTTCCTCGGTGTGAGTGAAGTCCTCGAGGTATTCGTCAATCGCAAAGCGAACGTGACGGCCGCGGGGAAGAACGTCGTCCATTGAAAGCCGCTCTTCAATGGCGTGAAGGATCGGCCGCGCACCGAACAGGATCAGGTCTTGGCGGGCCTGCTGCGCATTGGCGTAAGTCATTCCCGACTGGTCAATGGCCAGCAGGTAGGCAGGAATGTCCATCAGCCGCGACAATTCCTTGGTCTGGTACTCCCGGCCTTCAACCAATTGCAGCTTTGACGGGTCGACGTCGAATGACTCAAATGACACCAGCTCGTTGAGTGCGCCGATTGCATTCGTGCGCCGGTTAGCCGCCCAAGCAGCGGCCATTTCGCCCAATTCCTCGCCGCTCATGGGCTCGCCGCCCTTCTGCTGCAGGTAGCCGGCGGCAATCTCGTTAGTGGCGAAACGCTCGGCAGACTGATCGAGCCTCAGAGCGATCTGGATTGCGCGACGCCCTGAGTAGATGATCCCCTGCGAACCAGACAGGAATTGCACGACCTGAGAAACGTCCAGGGGGAGGCCGTTGAAGTTGACCTGATCGGCAGGGCCAAACCATTCGGGTGGCGCGTTGTTAGGCGTGTCGCACAGGTTTGCCGGAAGCCACTGAAACGTGGCGGGGAAGCCTGTCGAGTAGCGCGAGGTAATCAGCCAAAAGGCGCGGCCGTACAGAATAAGGTCGCGGGCCGTTTTGCTCATTATGAAGTTGCGCGTGATCTTGGGATCAGGGCGCGTCATCCACGATTCGCCCTCGACGTAAAGCTCTTCGTACTCCTGCCCGGTCCACTGGAGCGTGTACGACTTGAGATTCAGCGTTGCCACCACGGTGCTCAGGAGGGAGATCGCCCGAGACACCGTGGGGACGCTGAGCGCGGCATCTTCTGCGGCTCCCACGCTGTAGCCGATGAAGTGCCCCGGCTGTGGAGCCCCGGAAGCTGCGGCCACCGGCGCCGACGCCATGGCGGGTGTTGCCTTCACCTTCTTGAAGAGCTCCATACGTGAATGGTGCCCCTCATGTATGTCAATTACAAGCGAACACGGCTACAGATACGATTTGATACCTATGAACGCCGGCGGGGAAGGTGATGAGCCTTGCCATTGCTGGCACCGACGCCCATAGGCGCGGACAATGTTACCTGCCAAATGCGATTGCAGGCTTCGCCCTGGACTGCGGCCGCGCCACCAGTGAAGCGGCAAAGATCATGCACCTAGCGAGTGTGATTGGGCCAGAACTCCGTTGCGACGACAGGGCATAACCGCGCTGAGTCTTGACGCCAACGGCGCGGTCGACATGCTCGGCAAGCATTTCCTCGCCGGTGTGAACAATGCGGCCTTCGGTTATCAGCTGCCGAATCGTGCCGGTGTGGGTGGCAAGCTCGGCGTACCCGACCTGCACTTTCTTCCGCTCGAGCGCTGGCGGGGCAATGTCAAACAACGACGGCGTGAGCGCGACCTTGTCGCAGGTGACAGCTGCTTCCGTGATCGCCTTCCAACACCCCGACAGGGAATCGGCCAGAAACTCCACGGTGACTCCAATTATGTCTTCGTCGACGCGCTGCGCCCTTACGCCGCAGTAGAGCGATTCATCCATCGACGAATCGACGGCCAGCACGCCGCCGGCGGGAATCTGCTCTACCTTCAGCCGGTCGAACGTGCCAGGGGGAAGCCACGACCGCTCGGAACTAATCCAGACATTGAGCGATGCTCGCAGGAACGCCGCCTTGTCAACTTGCTCGGCTTCGTCGGCCAGTACGTCAGGCTCGAGCGTGTAGCCCAGCGCTGGGTTCGCCATCTTCCACAGGTCGGGTGAGGTCATCGGGTCAATCCCCGGGGGCACAGACCATTCGGCCATGTAGAGCTTCGTGGTGCGGCTTTCGTCAATCGCCCGCAATCCTTCCTCGCGCATCTGCAGCATGGCAAGGGAATCCTCGGTGCCGGCCGTCGACCAGCACGACAACAGCGGCGACTTCATCACGCGCTGGGAAGGCAGCGCACCATTGAGAAGGACGTCACGGCTGATTGCCCAAACCTCGTCGGCAATGACATACGTCGGGGACAACCCGTGGAATGCCTTTGGGGTCGCGGCTTGCACCAGCCACCGGGTGCCGTCAGGCATGATCACCTCGTTGCGGCCGTAGCTCCACTTGACCTTGGCTCCGAATTGTTTGTCGAGGATCGGTGCCAGGGCCTCAAAGATTTCAACAGCTAGGTCAAGCTGGTGCGCGGTGCTGATCAGCATGAGCGGTCCGCCCCGGCGCTTAGGTTCCTCGGTCAGTGCCCACAAGATCAGGGCTTTCAATGCCATGGTCTTGCCGTTCTGCCGAGCGACCGACACCAAAGACCGCCGGCGGATCAGATTGCCTTCGTCGTCGTGCTCGAGCTGGCCATTGAGCGCGTGCAGCTGCCACGGCATTAAGTCAACGTCCAACAATTCCTTGGCGACCTTCGCAACCTGGTGCCCGTAGCTCCCGCCCCCCAATGTCGCAGTTTCCAATCGGGGCGCTATGCCAGGTTCCTTGTCTGAATCTGTCAGGGCTCGGGAGTCCTCGGCAAGATTCGCCTGCTCTTGCCCGTTTTCGGATAGACAGAAAATTGGGGTCGGGGTCAACGTCGTTTCGGTTTCAAAAAAA